ATGGCTAAAAACGGCGCGCGAGTATACAGCTATTTGCGCTTCTCGGACCCCCGTCAGAGCACCGGCAGCAGCGCCGATCGTCAGTTGCAGTACGCCCAGCGCTGGGCTGCCGAAAAGGGTCTAGTTCTTGATGCTTCACTATCGATGCGTGACGAAGGCTTGTCAGCCTACCACCAACGGCACATCACCCAAGGTGCCCTGGGCTTGTTCCTCGTTGCGATAGAGGAGGGACGCATCAGCCCAGGTTCCGTCTTGATCGTCGAAGGGCTCGACAGGTTGAGCCGAGCAGAGCCGATCCAGGCACAGGCTCAACTGGCACAGATCATCAATGCCGGCATAACGGTCGTGACCGCAAGCGACGGTCGCGAGTACAACCGGGCCAGTCTCAAAGCTCAGCCGATGGACCTGGTCTATTCGCTCCTGGTCATGATCCGCGCGCATGAAGAGTCCGACACAAAGAGCAAGCGTGTTAAAGCGTCCATACGGCGGCAGTGTGAAGGTTGGCAGGCGGGCACCTACCGTGGATGCATCCGCAACGGTAAGGATCCGCAGTGGCTCCGGTGGGACGGTGCCCAGTGGGAGCTGATCCCCGAGAGGGTTGCAGCGGTGCGGCGTACCTTGGAGCTTTACCAGCAGGGTTTCGGAAAAGACAAGGCAGCGAAGATCCTGTTTGAAGAGGGCTTCACGCTTACTGAACGAGGTGTAACCGGACTGCAGGTCTACAGGCTCGTTCGCCTGCAGGCGCTGCGGGGGGCAAAAACGCTGAAGGTCGACGGCGAAGACTTCGTGCTGGAAGAGTACTACCCCAGGCTTATCTCGGACGCCGAGTGGGAAGAGCTGCAGTATCTGGCAGGACAGCGACTTCGTCGCCGGGGCGTGAACGAGATTCCCGGGCTGGTGACGGGCATCGGGATTACCTACTGTGGTTACTGCGGTACCGCCGTCGTTGGGCAGAACATGATGGGTCGAATGCGCGCTGATGGGACCCTTGCTGATGGCCATCGTCGGCTGCAGTGTGTGTCGTACAGCATTAACCAGGGCTGTAGCGCTGGGGGTTCCTGCAGTGTCGTTCCGATCGAGAAAGCGATACTGAACTTCTGCTCGGATCAGATGAACCTGCAGCGCCTGCTCCAAGCTGGTGACGACGGCAAAGGCCTTCGTCACCAGTTATCCACGGCTCGTGTAGAGGTTGAGAAAATAGGTAGCCAGCTGAGCAAGATTACCGATGCGCTGTTGGCGGACGAAAGTGGCTCGGCACCGATCTCGTTTTTGCGTAAGGCGCGAGAGTTGGAATCAGACCAGGCCGAGGCGGAGCTGCGGGTTTCGCAACTTGAAAGGGAAGTGGCCGCACTGGCTCGCACAGGGATACCTGCGAGAGCTGAGCGGTGGGGAGAACTTGCTGAACGAGCCAATGCCCTCGATCCCGATGCCCGGCAGCAGATCCGGCAGATGGTTATGGATACGTTCGAACGGATAGTCGTCTACATGCGCGGTATTGGGGCACAGGACCGTTCCAGTAAGTTCATCGACGTGCAGCTGTTGTCGCGCACTGGCCAACATCGGGTGATCCAGATTAACCGTCGAACTGGGGAGTGGGTCGCAAGCGAAGACTGGGACTGAGGGTTGCGCCGATAAATCTCGTGAATATACTGTACAGACATACAGTAATAACAAGGAGCCCCGCGTGTCCCAGATCCTGCCGTCCAGCGTTGATCGTCCGATGCTTTCCCCTTATCAGCATCTGCTTCATCGTATACACCGACAGATAAACAGCTCCGCTGCACAGTTGAGGCGGCAAACGACGATTGTGCGTGCGCCTGACGAAAACGCCGAGGACTGGGATGCTTTTTTGGAGCAACTGGATATTGAAGAGAGCGTGAGCGTGACCCGTCTAGGCTGGGGGATCGCTCGGCTCGAATGGACCAATCAGCACAGAAGCTAAATAGCCTAAAGCTAACTTTATTACAGGATAAGTTAGGTTGGGGCTTGCTTGGGCGTAAGCCATAGGCTAACTTTAGCTCCGTTGATCCACCGCTGTATCTCAGCGGCAATGTCCACGGAGACTAGCCATGCATGTTGTAACCCTTTCCCCAGAAGCCCGGTCGCACATGGCCGGGCAGCTCGCCGATAGCCACAGTAGCGGAACTGGTTTTCAGTGCGCTTATGCACTTGCTGCTATCGCAAGCGGCCGAGTAGTAGACGTCGCGCACATGATGCTCGTGCCTCATGGGGCCTACCTTTCAATCTGGATCGTTCTTCTTGGCCGACAAATTAGCACCACCATCTGTCAGCCAGATGCGACCCCTGAGCGGATCACTCAGATTCTGCAAGAGCATGCGAATGCTGTAATTGGCAGCTCTGAGATAGAGCCAGCCAGTTTCATCGTCCTGTGCGATTTAACCTCGTCTCTGAAAGTCGCCGTGGTTATGAAAAGTGGCAGGTACCTCCTCCCAGTTGGGGATTTACCAGAGCTTCACCTGGTGATAGATCCCGCGATCTGGAGACCAGGCCGGCCCCGATTTCACTTCGAGCTAGAGGGAATTCGGCTGACCATGCCGGCGCTCCTTCCGAAGTCTGACGGCACCGCCCTGCAGTTGCTCCTTGGATGCACTCGCGATCTCGTCAACAACTACCGGAACGCCTGACGGGAGATAACCATGTCGAATAGTGCTATGGGTTCGAGAATGCGTCAGATCCTCTTCACCATCGCCATCTCACTGTCGTGCGTGACGGCTTTGTCCGTAGCGATGGCGATGTTTGCCCTGATCGAGGATCCCTTGCTGGCATTTGTATTCGCGGCGGCCGCAGTCCTGCTTGATCTGTATAAATATCTCGCTTGGCCAGTAGCAATGGGCATGCTGGCCGCCGGTAAGAATTTCTGCGCAGCGTTAATGATCGCGTCGGCCCTGGTACTCGCAGCCGTCTCGGGTTGGGCGACCTACGATCGATTGCTGACATCGATCGTTTCAGCCCAGGCTCGTTCTACCGCGGTGACAGAGCAGCGCATGGTTGACCTGCAAGCGGTGAAGTCCGACGGACTACGGCAGATCGACTCTCTGGACAACGATTGGCGCTCGACGACGGATCAAGCTCGACAGCTTCGCGAGCGAGGCATGGTCAGCAAAGCGCAGGAATTGGAGACGTCGGCGCTCGGTCGGATTGCTGAAGAGCGTGAGCGGGTGTTGCAGCGGCTGGATCGTGTCTCTGTTGAACTCACGGAGTCGCGGGTGATGACCGGGAAAACAATTGGGCTGCCCGAGCTGCTGGCGATCCTGCTTTGTGCCGGCTTTGCAGGCGCGCTTGAAGCGGTCCCCGCACTGATCGGCTCAGCCTTGCGTACCGGCTGCGCATCCGAAGTCACGCTGGCTATTGTCAGCACACCGGCAGTGCCAGCAACACCGGCAGTGCCAGCAACACCAGCAACACCAGAAACACCAGCAACGCTGGCGACACCGGACCCAGTAACGACACCAGTTTTGGCAAAGCCGGCACCCGGTGAACAACAGGACCTGTTCGGTTCGCCTGATGGAGCCCTGATGCAGACGCTGCTGGACATCACACGAACAGCCGCTCCAGGCACACCCATATCGCTCCGTAATTTCACCTCTGCCGCTCGGGTCGGGAACCGACGCGCTATGAAGCTATTTCGTGCAGCGCTCGACCTGGGCGAGCTGCGTAAAACCACCGCCGGATATGTGACCGCTTGAGGAGGGCATGGCCATGAATTTCGAATTTTCAGAGCAGGATAAACAAATGCTTTCTCGCAGCGTGTCAGGCTGGAGGACCGCGAACTTGGAAATTGATACCGCGATTCGTTTGGAGAACTGGCGGGCTATCGACAGCGCCCAAATTGATCGATCGTCGCACGCCAACACGATCGCACTTATCGTAAATAAATATGCAGACTCAGTAGAACACGGAGCACGGCCATGATCGGTATTCCAAAGACAGGCACCCTGGAAAACGGCCGTATCGCTGCGAACGTCACCAGCGGTTACCAATTCTCAACAGCGGATGGCCGTCCGGCGCGTTTAGCGATCATCGATGACCAGGGAAACGTGGTTGAGGCTGGCGACGCTGTAGCCCGCGAGGCGTGGAACGTGTGCGTCGCCGTTATCAAGAATTTCAAAATTGGGCAGGGGCACATTGTTGTGCATAGCGCACCCCCTGGAGGGGTGACGGTAAGTTCAAGCCGTGCGCAGGATGACTGACGGTGAAGACTTTTATCTATAAAGCCAAGACTACCGGTCAAACGCTACGCGTAGCGGAGAGTAAGTCTGTGTTGAAGCTGCATCATCTCCTTATATATTTTCCGAACTTCCCGGAGCGAGCGGGCAGGAAGTTCGATATCTCCAAACTGATAGGCCAGGTCACCCTTGTTCATTATATCAAAACGCCTTTTGGCGAGGTAAAGAAACCTAACCACGTCCAGGTCGTCAGTAAGAGGGTGTCTCACGCTATCGATGTTTCTTCTGCCATATTCACGGCCAGGCTCAGGGAGGAACAGGATGGACTCATGCTCGGTCCAGTGGGGGGTGATGTCAATCAACGCCCCCTCAGTGTTCTGCCAGACAGCGTGGAACTCAGCTTCGATGTAAAGATCGGCGACTTGCCAAATGGCCCAGCCGTTCAGCTGTTTTCCCTTATGAGCGACAACATGCTTTGGGACAGTGTAGAAACTTTCACCGATTGGCTCGCCGGTCAACGGTTTATGAGGGATAACGAGGGGAGATTGGTCCTGGACTATTGAACGGCAGAACTCGATTACATATGGGGAGTCCGGGGATGGTGCCTGAGAAATCATAATTGAGTTTTCCGCTTACATGCCGGTGATCTTGGCGTCAATCGCACGGCCTATGATTTCCCAGCTCCCGTCCAGCACAACCGGCTGATAGCTGGGATTAAGCGGCACCAGGTAACCGACCCCAGCATCCATTATGTACTGCTTAAACGTGGTTTCACCACTGACCGTGTTGCGTGCAACATAGAACTTCCCGCTGATGACATCGAAGCCTTCCGGGCGGATCAGAATGGGGGTGCCCTCGGGAAAGGTAGGTGGCGTCTCCGAGGTCATTGATTTCCCCTTGACCCTCAGCCAGTAGCCTTTAGGCCCAGCATTCTCCGTCGAACTCAGCCATTCATCTGCCACACCTGTGGGATAGGTCGCCGATGATTCAATGCCTGCCCCGGCATCTACCCAGGTGATCAACGGGTACTCGGTGGCCTCCCTGCGTGGCTGCACCATCGGGCTGACGTTCGCCATCTCCGCGATCTCAGAAGCCAAGCGAGGGCTGAAGCTTTCAATGGGCTCCTGAATCATCTTTGCCAGTACAGCTGCGAAGCGCGCATTCAGAGGATTTATGCCCCGCAGGTACTGGTTGACGGATACGGGGGTGATTCCTGCGGCCTCGGCGATCTGCCGCTGCGTCAATTTCAGCTCATTTTTTTTCGCGAGGAAAAGGGCGTTAGCTGCTTCGCACTCAGCACGCAGAGCGTCTGTAAGGGGTTTTTTCGTATAGGTCATTTGTGGATTATAAGCCGTAGGCTAACGCTTTTGGGTTCGCCAATGGCGTCGGAGTTAGGATCGCTGTGTAAGCCTGTGGCGTATTTATCTTGATCCAATAAAAGCCATAGGCTAATATCCGGGCTTCGCAGACCCAGAGGTGTAGAGCCGTGGAACAAATATCGTTGAGAGATTTCGTCAGGAAGGTCGGGCAGGCCCGGGTTGCTCGCGCTCTTGGCGTCAAACCCGCATCTATTGCAAAAGCCTTAAAAATGGGTCGCAACATTGAAGTCACCGTCGCTGATGATGGTAGTTGCGTAGCTTCTGAGGTGCGTCCATTCCCGTCCAATGCCCAAGATGACCCGGCGTCTGTCCAAGCTAATAGCAGCAGCGCCGCATGAACACGTCTAACCCCGGACAGCTGTCGATCTCCCGTGATCAAGTCTTGGTTGCCCATGCCGCAGATATGATCGTGCGGACCGGTTTCAGCCAGGACGACTTCGCCCAGGCGCTGAGCAGCAATCTGCACATATTGATTCCCGAGAAGGCCACCGGTAAGGACGTGCCAGACTTCGATAAGTTGGCCCTTGGCAATGACACTACGGAGTTCCTGCGAGCATCGGGAGCATGGCTGCGCCGGGTGAGCCGGTGGTTAAGTGGTGAGGTGGACCTGCCTAGCTGGATCGAGGAGGCATGGGTCCAGTCATTGACTGGCGAGTTCCATGAATGCTGCGTCAATGAGCTGGCAAGCCGCCATGGCCTGACCGGCGCGCGCCAGGTTGATGGCGATGGTAACCCGGTAGGTGCCTTCGGCCTGCTAGTTTCCAGGCTCGGCAGCGTTGTGCAGCTCGGCAGCGAGATCCTTGAGGACGGTCGGATTGACGTCGAGGACTTGAACTCCCTTCCAGAATTTGTTGAGCGTCTGCTGTCCGTCGAAGCGCGTAGCTGCGAGCTGCGGCTGCGTGCCGAGGCAGTACTGCAGAAGCAGTCTGCATCCCCAGTACTGCACCAGGTGAAAACGCGATAGTGAATTCCCTGGATAAGAACAGCGCCCCGCGCACCAATCGCAAGGCCGGCCCAGTTAAGAGCCGGCCTACTGCTGTGCGTCGCGACAAGAAGGATCCTCACTCAGCGCTGCGTGCGCCGATCCGGCCCGAGCGATATCGTGAGAAGCGAACGCTAACCGCTGAACAGCGCAAAAACCCGCTTCTGCGTATGGCGTTCGCACGGCTTAGCCAAGCACCCGAGCTACGAGGCCAGTATTTGCGTGCCCTGGACACCCTCCACGGCAGTCGCCGGACGCGGTCTGAGAAGTTTGATGCACTGGCCAAGACGTGCGAGCAGATCCTGCTGCGTTTGGACCTGGCCACGGGCGTATTGGGCTGGCTTGATGTCGAGCGGGGTGAATACTTTCTGAACACTCAATGCGGCATTGCAGAAGACAGCGGCGTGTCTGCGCCGGCGTTCAATCGTTTGATCCACAGTCTTGAGACAGTAGGCTACGCCTATCGCCGGATCGAACGCGTCCGCCTCGACGAGAAGGACGCGGCCGGTCTGAATTTGGTCCGCACGCGAGTTTTGATCCGCCTGACCGAACAATTTTTCGCAGACCTTGGTCTGCGGTACTTGTGGTATCGAGCAAAAAAAGCTGCGAATAAAAAGCGTGAAAAAGAGCTGCGCCAGGTTGGTGATATTCGTATGGCTCGACAAGAACGCGCTTCCCTGGAGCAACTGAGACGCGAGAAGTCGCGGCGGAACTGGGAGAACAGCGAAGCTCGCAAAGCAGCGCAGAACGACCTGCCGGCCCCGGCATCACCATCTGAGATTTCACGTGGGCCAGAGCCACCCAGACAGCACGATCGAGGCGCTGTGAAGCCGTCAGCCCTCATGGATCGACTCTTAACCAAGATCGGCAAGACCCCCCCGCTTAGTTAATCGCATCCCCTGCGAGGCCAGACCACGTCTGGCAGCTCCAAAAACCCCTTTCACTCGCCTACCGCTGCTGGTTGTACCGGCAAAACGCCACCCGTGCGTCTATTTTCCAGCGTCATTTTCTCGCTCCGCCGGCGGAAGCACCGAGCAACCGTAAAGCATTTGAATTAAATGGAATTTTAAACCCCCTCCAGCAACCCCGATGGGTATAAAAAGAGACTTACGGTGTGTTCTGGGAGGCCGCAGTGTTGGGTACAAGATGATGCCTTCGCCCAAGGGCTCAGCTCGCTACGCTCAGCTTTCTAGAGGATCGCGGGCTGCGCGCCCGCACCAGCGGCAGGGCAGTGCCCTGCACCCATCCCCGGATCACCTGCACCATGTGCAGGCAGTCCGGGGGGCGAAGAGCGGTAATTGAGCGCGCCGAGGTGCAGTCGAAATCTTGCCGCCGGCGCACGCGGGCCAAGCGCGGAGGCGCAGCCGGAATTTTCGGGTGCGGGTTTGTCAGACAACCGGCCGCTGCGCGGGTTCCGCCGCGCCGCTATTGCGGTCCGTCAACTGAGATAGGGGAGGCGGCTTATATGCCTGCTGTGCAGGCATGTAGGCGGTGGTGCGTGGGAAGATTCTAGGCAGGCGTCACGACGCGTGGAGCGGCAGAATCAGCAGACGAGTCAGATTCCCGGCTGCTGTCCGAGTTGGGCGATTAGTTGTTGCTTCTGCGCTGGCGTCATGTCGCGCAGCTGGTCGAGCAGACGATCGTCAACCTCCAGGGTGTCGAGCCTGCGAACGGGAGCGTTGAGCGAGTGCGAGAAGGTCAGGTGGGCGACCCAGGTGTGTCCGCATTCGGGGTTCAGGCACAAGCAATACAGCTTGGTGAAGCCCTTGGTTTGTTCCCTGCTGGAGCTGATTTTTCCTTTGCTATTGCAGGCTGTGCAGTAGACGCGCATTGGCCCCTCCGTCGTTCTTTTACATGGCAGCATTTTGCCACATTTTCAAGTGAAACACCCTGGATTCTGGTGTTTTATACAGTGCTTTCTGCTTGAGTTGGCACCGGTCTCCAGCTGAATCTTCTGTCTTGGCGTAGGCACTGATTTGCCTGGTCAAACAGCTGGCAGATCGGCCTGATTTCGTTGCTGGTGTACACGCGATCGATCTTCTCGATGTCGCCGAATCCCGCGCTGTTCTCCGGAATGATGCCGGCGAGGGCAGGGTTCATGCGCCACGCCGCGATGACGTCGTTTCGCGTGATGTTCTTGACCTTCTCCAACTCGTCCTTGGCCTGAAAGTCACCCACCGGGATGATCTGGATGGCGTTTTCCTTGCCGTTGGGAATGTTGACGAACATTGACCGGAAGTTGCCCACGCCCTTGCTGGAGCTGATCTGGGCGCGCAGCTCATCTTCGTCTTCCTCGGTCATGTCCGGATCATTGGTGTAGAAGATGTATCCGGCGTGGGCTCCATTGCTGTAGTACCGGCGGCGAAAAAGTGTTGCCGCCTCATTGAGCAGCAGCGCCTGCAGGCCGCCGAGATAGTCCGGGATCCCGTAGATATTCTGCTCCACGTCGTAATCCATGACGTGCTCGATCTCCTCCTGGTCGAATTCCATTTCCTCGTTGTCGGGCAGCAGCATCACGTACCCACCGCCGACCTTCACGCGCATGTTGATGGCGGGCAGGTGCTCCAGCTCCAGGACTTCGCCGAACGCGCTGCGGTTGCGATAGAGATACGCCTCGCCGAACACCATGTAGTCCAGTCCCGCACGGCCCATGGTCTGGGCGCTGCAGCCGGCTGACGGGACGAACTCACGCAGCAGCAGGTTGCGCTTGAATTTGGGGATTGCGCCGTGGTGCGCGTTGGCACGCAGCAGCTTGGCCAGGCCCGCCCGCGACACCGGCGGCTTGTAGATCTTGCCGTCGTCGCTGGGGAACACCCCCACGTACTCGCCGATGTTGCCGCTCAGGACCTGCTCCGGCTCGCCGAACGTGAACGACCGGACGGGCTGCTGCTGTGGGGCCTGCTGTCTGACCTGGTGTTTTTTGCGTCGATTGGGCATTGCTTCCGCTCATGAGGTAGCGGCTACGACGCCGCTTGTTCGTGTTCAAGGGTTCGTTGGCCAGGGCATGCATGATTGCCCAGGCGATATCGGCGTGGCCGGTGGCTTCCGTGCGGCTGGCGCTGTAGGTGATCTGGCCACCGTTGGTGGTGCCGCGCTTGATGGTCAGGAACGCCTGGGCGATATCCGTCCAGCCGGCATCCCACTCGATGCGGCTGCCCTGGATCGTGTCCTGGGCCTTGAGCACCAGCGTGTTCTTGGCCTCAAGGCTGTAGTGGATCGGTGTGACCTTCGCGTAGAAGTCCCGCACCAGGTCGAATACGCCGTAGCCCACGCCGGTGATGTCGATGCCGATATGCTGGACGTTGAAGCGCTCGGTGAGCTTTTTGACCTGGGCGGCCTGATGAGTGAACGACGTCCCTCGCCAACTGTGCTTTTCCAGGATCCGGAACTTGGCCCCCGGTTCGAGCGGCGGCGCAACCACCACGCAGGTGGCATCGTCGCGGGTCCGGCTCGGGTCGTAGCCGAGCCAGACCGGACTGTTGCCGAACGGGCGGTCCAGTTCGGGGTTGTAGTCGTCCCACAACGTAAGGTCGGAGTAACAGCGCTCCAGGTCCTTGAGGCCGAAAGCGCTCTGCGTGCTGTCGATGAACTTGCAGTAGAACAGCTGCTGAAACTTGTCTTCGTCGTACTCCAACTGCAGCTGCTCGATGTCGAACAGATCGCACCCGCCGGCGATCGCATCGTCCAGCGTGATCGTCTTGCGCCATTGACCGTCTGGGCACAGTGCGCCTTTCGTGTAGGCCGCCTCGGTCGGCCACTCGCCGCCGGCTTTCTTGCCGCGCTTGCTGTTGCGGAAGGCCTCGCCGGTCCAGAACGGATACGCCTGGTGCGACACAGCGCTGGGCGTCGAGAAGTAGGTTTTGCGCCACTTCTTGTGGGTGCCCATGGCGCTGGCCACCGTGCTCAGTTTCTCGAAGTCACGGATCCAGAAATATTCGTCGACGTAGACGTGGCCATGGTAGCCCTGGGCGGTGCTGCTGTTGGTGCTCAGGAATCGCAGCTCGGCACCGTTGCTCAGGGTGATCGGGTTGCCGGTCAGCTCGATGCCAAACCACTTCTGGGCAAATCCGATGATGTAGCTGCGGAAGATCTCCGACTGCGCCCGGGAGGCCGACAAGAACACCTGGTTGTCGCCGGTCAGCACGGCGTCCATGAACGCCTCCCCGGCGAAGTAGTAGGTCAACCCCACCTGGCGACTTTTGAGGATGTTCCGGATCCGGCACGTCAGCGGGTTCTGTTTGGCCTCGAACAGCTCTTTCTGGTAGTCGAACATCTGGCTGATGAACTTATCCAGGAAGTCGACTTCAGTGAGGCCGCTGACGTCGTTCTTGGCCTTCTTCTCGCGCTTCTTCTCGCTCTTGTCGCCTCGGCCGCCACGCGGTTTGCGGGCAGGCTCGTTTCGGCCGCTGCTGTCGTCGTCCTCGCTGGCCGGCGCACCTGGTGCCGCCGGCACCGACTTGACGCATTGCTTCGCCAGCCGCTCGCGCAGGGTCGTCAGCCGGTCGAGTTCGTCCAGCTCGCCCTTGCTGAGGACGTCGGTTTTTTCCAGCAGTAAGGTGATACGCCGACTGACCGCCGTCAGCGGTTCCTCGTCAGTGAGCATGTCTTCCCAGCCCCCGACGCGGATCCAGTGATAGACGATCCGGATGTTGGGCAGGTTGAGCTGCGCCTGAATTTCCTTGGCCTTGTAGCGGCGCAGAAACAGGCGTTTGGCGGCTTCTTTAACTTCGGTCGAGTAGTACATGGGCCGCAGTCTATGCGGCGAAAACAAGGAAAACGTGTGGATAAAATCCGCATTTGTCCTCGATTTCAAAACAAGGACGAATGCGGATTTTATTCGTTTGTTGAGGCGGTCGGCGCTCCCTATCTTGGGGCCTCACTTCATCGATGAGCGCAGTCCAAGCCAATGCCCCGTTCCCTTGTAAGCTTCTGGAAACGAGTTGCCACCAGTGGTCCCACCATTGATGGGCGCGTGATTACCGTCCAGGAACTGCGCGACATCGCCGAGACGTACAACACCGCTACCTACACGGCGACGATCTGGTCCGAGCATGAGCGCTGGCCGGGCTCATACGGCACCGTGTTTGCCGTCCGGCTGCTGGAGAGTGTGGACGGATTGAAGCCAGGCCAAGTCGCACTGGAGGCGCAGCTCAAGCCTAACGACAAGCTCCTGGCTTTGAATGACCAGGGCGAAAAGCTGTTCACCAGCATCGAGATCACCCCGAATTTTGCGAATACCGGCAAAGCCTATCTGTCGGGTCTGGCCGTCACCGACTCGCCGGCAAGCCTTGGCACTCAGGAACTCTACTTTTCCCGCAAGACCGGCCAGCCGGTGCATTTCGCTGCCGCCGTGCCCCTCGGCTCCCTTCAGGAAGATGAATCAAAGAGCGAGCTGGCCAAGCTGTTCAGCGCCTTGGCCGGACTGTTCAAGGGCTTCGCCTCGGAGCCGGCCGCCGAAGACAACCCAACCCCAACCACCGAGAGCAAACCCCCAATGGATGAAGCTACCGCAACGGCCCTCAAGGCCCTGCTGGCACAGCTGCTGGTCGTCGCTGCCGGCATCCAGGCTGTGATTGAGCCTGCCGCCGCAGATGCACCCGAGCCTGAACAGGCTCCGATCGACGAGGTAACCACCGCTGTGGACGCGATCGTCACCACCGCCGAAGAGGAGCGCGAATTCGCCCGCACCGGTGGCGCGTCGAACAAGGCCGTTCTGGCTGCGCTGACGGAAATGCAGAAGCAGTTTTCCGCGCTCCAGAACACCCCGACCGGCCGTGTAGTTCCTCGCACGACCGGTCCCGCTGCCACCACTGCCAAGAAGGTGCTCTGACATGGCCCAGTCTTTGAGCAAATACGGCGCGCAGATGTTCGCCAAGTTGCAACTGGCGCTGGCCGAGAGCTACGGCGTTGAGCTGGCCAGCAAGACGTTCAGCGTTGAGCCGACCATTGCCCAGGAACTCAACGACGCGATCACGGCCAAGTCGGACTTCCTGAGCCGCATCAACGTCATCGGCGTGACCGAGATTAAAGGACAGAAGGTATTCCTAGGCGTCTCTGGTCCTGTGACCGGCCGGACTAACACCAAGACCAAAGATCGCGAAGCCAAGGACGCATCGGCCCTGGATGACAGCACCTACGAGCTGTTCTCCACCGAATCCGACGTCAGCCTGCCTTACGCCAAGATCGACGCCTGGGCGAAGTTCCCGGACTTCCAGCAGCGCTATTCCGCCGCCGTGCAGAAGCAGATCGCGCTGGATCGCATCATGATCGGCTTCCACGGCCTTAAAGCCGAGGCGCAGACCGACATCGTCACTTACCCGATGCTCCAGGACGTGAACAAGGGCTGGCTGCAGATCGCCCGTGAGCAGATCCCGGCGCAAGTGCTCAAGGAAGGTAAGGAAGTCGGTAAGGTGACCCTGGGCGTTGGCGGCGACTACGCCAACCTTGATGCCCTGGTACACGACACCAAGCAACTGGTGGACGAGCGTCTGCGCGACGGCGGCGACCTGGTGGCGATCATTGGCAGCGACCTGCTGGCCGCTGACAAAGCCAAGCTGTACGCCAAGCAAGGCGACATCCCAACCGAGAAAGAACGCATTGAAGACGCTCAGGTCATCGCCACTTACGGCGGTCTGCCGAGCTTCAGCGTGCCGTTCTTCCCGGTCAATGCCGTGGTCGTCACCAGTTGGGACAACCTGTCGATCTACTTCCAGGACTCCAGCTGGCGCAAGCAGACCGTGGACAACCCCAAGCGCTCCCGCATTGAGGACTACAACAGCCGCAATGAAGGTTACGTGATCGAGCAGCTGGAAAAGTTCGCGCTGACCGAAAACGTGGAGCTGGTCTGATGAGCTTGGCCCTGGCGCATAAACGTCGCACCCAGGCCCTCGGCAGCGCAGCGCTTGTAAGCGCTGCGGCCGCCGCCGCCTTGCCGTACTCGGCTGCCGAAGCCTTGAGCAGCCCCGCCAATGCGCGCAAGCACCTGGCCCTGCAGGAAGCGGCACTGGATCAGGATCTTGAACGCCTGAGCGCGATCAAGGGGCTGGCCGGGCGTCAGGACCTCAAGCGCAACGAGCTGCTGCCCAAGTACCAGGACTACATCCAGCGCTACTGCGAGTCGGGTCTGAACTTCCCGAACCGCGTCCTGGTGCAGGTGTTGATCTGGCTGTTCGACACCGAGCAGTTCGTGGACGGAATGGAGCTGGCCGACATCGCCATCGAGCAAGGCCAGCAGATGCCTGAGCGCTTCAAGCGCCGCGACATCCAGACCTTCGTCGCCGATGCGGTCATCGAGTGGGCTTACGCCGAATACAACGCCAATCGCAGCCCGGAGCCGTACCTGTCCGATCTGCTGCCGCGTGTGGACGGCGAATGGGACCTGACCGAACAGATCCCGAGCAAGTACCACAAGTTGATCGGCATGCGCGCCATGGAGGCGGGGGAGCTGGAAACAGCACTCAAGCATCTGGAGCGCTCGACCGAGCTGTACGCGAAGGCCGGTAACGAAACACGCATCAAAAAGTGCCGGCTGGCACTGGCCAAACAGCGAGCCGGCATCACCGGCACCGAATAACCGACTACCCCCCGCAGGGAGCTGCCACGGAAAGACCGAGTCATTCATGACCCCGGCCTCTCCCGAAGCCGCAACCTGCCCTATTTGAGTGGCCAGCATGAGCGGATTTGGCGGTAAGCCCACCAGCCTGGTGGAACAGAACATCGAGAACGACGGCTTCTGGCCGGACCTCTCCGTGTCCGAGTTCCAGAAGGGCTACCGGCTTCCGGCTGAGTACCTGCAGGACATGCTGGTCGCTGAACTGACCACGGCCATGGTCGAGGTAAACACCGACCTGGCCAAGTGCAAAGCGCGCTGGCAGGACGCTGGAGTGTCAAGCGTTGAGTCTGCAGACACCACCGTCCTGCCAGAGCGCACATACAAGGTCGCGCTGTACAAGCGGGCCGTCTACACCCGGGCGAAAGCCACCCTGTTGACCCAGTTCGCGACGGTGACCCGCCGCGACGTGGCCGAGAACACTGCCAAGGAGCTGCCCGAGCGCGGCGAAGTCTTCCTGGAGTTCTGCCAGCAGGCAGTGCGCGCCCTGCAGGGCCGTGGCCGCATTACGGCGGTGCTGCTGTGATCAAGCTCCGTGCCCTGACCACCTACCTGATCGAACGCGGCCTGGTTGCCCCGGAACAGCTCGACAGCTGGACCGACCAGGTGCAGGTGGAATTGATCTGGAAGCCCGACACCCAGGGCATGCACATGGGCGACATGAACTACGGCGCGACCATTGCCATCGAGCGGTTCGCGGACAACCCGGCGCGTCTGTTCGCCCTGGTGGGCAGCTGGCTGGAAACCCACGACCAAGACCGCGACGGCCTGCCTGCCGTGGTGTTCGATGTGGTTATGCTCGACAACGACCTGGCTGACGTCGACATCAAGCTGTCGTTCATCGAGGCGCAGTACCTGGCCGAGGATCTGGAAGGCGAGATCGAGGCCTACGGCAAGACCTGGTCGTTCGTGCCGTTCGATCTGTGGATCGCGGAATCCGGTGAGGTGACCAGCCATGGCGCGTAGCACGTTCGAGCTGGACATTCGCGGCATGCTCGAAGCCCAGGATCTGCTGGCCCTGATGGAGCTGCCCGTGCCCAAGCGCAAGCGGTTGCTCAACAACGTCAGCAAGCGCGTGCGCAGCCTGAGCCGTCAGCGGATCCGTAACCAGGAGAATCTGGACGGCACGCAGTTTGAGGCGCGCAAGGACACCAGCAAGGGCAAGAAGAAGATGGAGGCGGGCCTTGGCAAGTTGCTGGAGGTCACCCGCCTGAGCCCCAACGAGGCCGAGCTGGGGTGGCGCAACCAGCTGACCCGCTGGATCGCCTCGCAGCAACACAACGGCGTATCCGAACGCCGCACTGCCGCACAAATGCGCCAGTGGAACCGGGTGCCGCCTGGCACCGCGGCTACCGAGAAACAGGCCAAACGCCTGCGTCAGCTGGGCTTCAAGGTCCGTCAGCCGGGCAAGAAAGCCGCGTCCCGTCCGGCCGTTGCCTGGATCCAGCAACACCTGAACTACGCCCGGGCGGGATTGTTGATCCGCGTCCTGGACACCGAACGAACCGCGACAACCGGCGCGCAGAGCTGGGACATCACCCTGCCGAAACGCCAGTTCCTCGGCGCAAGCAACAGCGAAACCAGCCAGCTGGTGAACCTGGTGCTGCAGCAAATCATCAATTCACCCCGCTAACGAGGCATCACATGGCACTCGGCAAAGTCAGCGTCAACAATCTCAACCTCGGCCAGGGTGCCGTGACCGAGATCGAGCGCTATTTCCTGTTCATCGGCCCGGCGTCCAAGAACGTCGGGAAGCTCATCCCCCTGGACACCCAAAGCGATCTGGACGTCCAGCTGGGCATTCCGGACAGCGACCTCAAAACCCAGATTACCGCTGCGCGCCTCAACGGCGGCGATCGCTGGGCGTGTGTCGCGGCCCCGATCGGCAACGACATCACTTGGCAGCAGGCGTTGGAAAGCGCGACCCGCAGCTATTCGTTTGAAGCGGTCGTGATCGTCGCGCCTGCCACGACACAGGCTGAGCTGGCCGCCATGCATACGGCTGCCGTCAATCTGGGCAACACCCTTGGCCGCCGCATTTTCGTGATGGCGGCGACAGCAGGCATCGCTCCCCAGCTCAGCTGGGATGCGTATGTGGTCGAGCAGAAAGCGCTCGTCGACGGCCTAGCCGCGCCTCGCGTTCTGGCGGTCCCTCAACTCCACGGTAACAACCTCGGCGTGCTGGCCGGCCGCCTGGCGAACGCCGCCGTGAGCGTGGCCGACACGCCCATGCGGGTCGCGACCGGTGCAGTCGTGGGGCTAGGCGCAGAACCCGTCGATCTGGACGGTATCCCGCTGCCGTCAGCCGTGCTCTCCCAGCTGGACGCCGCACGCCTTTCGGTACCGCAGAGCTATCCGGACTACCCGGGCACGTTCTGGGGCGACGGCAACATGCTTGACGCTCCGGGCAGCGACTTCCAGGTGATCGAGAACCTGCGTGTGGTCGACAAGGCCGCGCGCCAGGTGCGGATCCTGTTGATTCAGTACGTCGGCAATCGCAGCCTCAACAGTTCAGCCAACAGCATGGCCACCACGGTCTCGAAGCTGATGACTCCGCTGCGTGCAATGGCCAAGTCCACCACCTTTGCTGGCCGTGTGTTCCCGGGCGAGATCGAGCAGCCCAAGGACGGTGACATCGTCCTGAACTGGAAGACCAAGACGGCCGTCGAGGCTTACCTGAAGTTGCGCCCCCTCAATTGCCCGAAAGACCTGACCGCGAACATCGCGCTGGATCTCTCGACCACCGAAACGGAGTAAGTCATGGCTGCAAAGATTGGCGGCAAGAATTTTGACGTGAACTTGGGCGATTCACTCGTTCACGTCGAGGCGGCGACCCTGGACATCACCGATAACAGCACGGTCGCCCAGACAAAAGGCGTGCCCAACGGGCACGTCGACGGCGACGTAGCGGCGGCCGGCGAGATCGAGGTGGATACCACCAACTTCAACCTGATCGTCGAGCAGGCCAAATCGGCGGGCAGCTTCCGCGAGCTGGAGCCGTTCGACATCGTGTTCTTCGCCAAGGCCGGTGAGGAGGAACTGCGCATCGAGGCATTCGGCTGCAAGTTGCGCGTCTCCAGCCTGCTGAGCATCGATCCAAAGGGCGGCGCGAAGAACACCCACAAGATCCCGTTCGACGTGACGTCGCCAGACTTCGTGAAGATCAACGGCGTGCCATACCTGAGCGCTGCAGAGATCGAGGGTCTGACCTGATGGTTTGCCCGTTCGATCGCGCCCAGGCCCTAGAGCAGCGGCAACGCGACCAGGCCATTGCGGCCCAACTCGCCCGCAAGCGCCCGAGCGGGCCAAGTCTGACCCATTGCCAGGACTGCGACGCAGAGATCCCGGCAGCGCGCCAGGCGCTGGGCGGTATGACCCGTTGCGTGCCGTGCCAGTCCACTTTCGAGAAAGAGGCTCGTCGATGAGCGCGAATCAGGTTGTTCAGGACACCGCGATTGCGGTGGCCAAGGTATCGCCCGCCATCGGTGTAGCCGCCACGGGTGCCACCGGTGCCGTCGACTGGTCGGCAGTGGCCTACATGCTGACCGCCCTCTACATGGTGCTGCAGATCGTGCTGCTGGCCCCCAAGTACCGGCAGATGCTGCGCGACTGGAAGGTAAAGCCATGAGCCTGCGCGCCAAGATCGCCGCCGGCGTCATTGTGCTCTGCAGCGGCACGCTGACCGCGTTCCTGGGCCACTGGGAAGGCGAGGGGCAGAACATCGTCTATGCCGACCAACTCGCCCAGGGATTGCCGACCGTGTGCAAGGGCATTACCCGCTACACCAGCCCGCAGCCGGTGATCGTCGGTGACTATTGGTCCGACGCGCGCTGCGCCGAAGTGGAATCCCTGGTGATCGCCAAGGGGCAACTGACCCTGGCCGATTGCCTGACCAACCAGGCGATCGGGCAGAACACTTTCGACGCCCTGAGCAGCCACGCACACAACGTCGGCACGCCGAGCACCTGCGCCAGTCGGGCCGTGGGCCTGATCAACGCCGGACGCATTGCCGAAGGCTGCAAGGCGTTGGCATGGGGCACGGATGGCCGGCCTGTGTGGGCATCGGTGACCCAGGCCAACGGCAAGAAGCGCTTCATTCAAGGGCTGCATAACCGCCGCCTCGCTGAAGTGAGGCTGTGCCTGTCATGACCATCGGCCCGCTGCAGCTGCTGTTTCGCGCCCTGTTCGTTGGCCTGGTGATCTGGCTCGCCGTCGACTGGGCGCTTGACCGGTACGACACCGTTGTCCAGCAACGCGACAGCGCCGTCAGCGAGCGCGATGCCCTGCGCGAGGCTGCACGCATCACCAGAGAAAAGCTCGCCGCCCGCGATTCAATCGACCTTCAACGCACCGAGGAACTGAACCGTGCGCTTACCAAGAACAGCGACCTGCAGCGCGCTGTCGCTGCTGGTCTTGACCGGTTGCGCGTCCACGCCACCTGTCCAGCCGTACACAGCGCCGCCGGCACCGCCGGCGTGGCTGATGCAGACGCCGCCGAACTCACAGCAGACGCTCGATCGGCTTATTTCACCCTCCGGGACGAACTCGCCCGCAGTCGGGAAATGATTCTCGGCCTGCAGGACTACATCCGCCAGGTCGTGCAAAGCACACCGGCACAACCCTGAACCACACACTATTGGAAAGCACCATGACCGAAGTAAACCGCGACATCACCCTGGAAATCGGCGAGCAGGAATTCACCTTCAGCCTGACGCCCCAGGACATCACCAAGTACTTCAACTCGACGACCCAGGCCAACAAGGTCGCCCCGGCGCACAACCTGCTGATGGGCACTGTAAAGCAGGACGAGAAAGCCGCGCTCAAGCCGCTGCTGGAAAACCCGGTCAGCACCATGACCATCGCCGGCGCGCTGCTTGAGGAGTACTCGCCTGACGTGGAAGTGATCGTAAAAAAGCCATCGCGCACGCCGAAGGCCTGACCGAAGACGGACTGGGCCAGTTGCTGGCCCTGACCCAACGCTGGCTACCCGGCGCGCCGCCCTCGATCGAGAACATGGGCACCGCCAAGTGGCTGGAAGACGAACACTGGAGACGCATGGAAATAGCCGTGGCCAACGGCATTTCTGTTGCCTTTAACGGATAACCCTGATGGCTGACCGTTCCGCCCGCCTGGCTTTCATCCTGAGCCTGACCGACAAGGTCAGCGCGCCCCTGGGCAAGGTGAAAACCAGCTTTACCGACCTTGCCGACCAGGGCCAGCAGAACATCGTCAAGATGGGCGCGGGCCTGGCCGGGATGGTGGGCGCAGGCGTGGCCATCACCGAATCCCTGGAACCGGCGTTGGAAGTCAATCGGGCACTGGGGGACGTACGTGCGCTGGGTGTTGCTGAAGATGCGCTAACCGCGCTCAACAGCAAGGCGCTGGAATTCTCCGTGACTTACGCGACCAGCGCCGCCGAGTTCGTGGCGTCGTCGCGCACCATTGAAGGCGCGATCAAGGGCTTGGTCGGCGACCAGCTGGCATCAATCACCGCCGCAAGCGGCCTGCTGGCCAAGGTGACCAAAGCCGACGCCGAAACTACCAGCGCCTATCTCGGCACCATGTACACCCTGTTCAAGACCGAAGCCGACAAGATGGGCAAGGTCGAATGGGTCGAGCAGCTGACGGGGCAGACCGCCCTGGCGGTGAAGCTGTTCCGCACCGACGGCGCGCAGCTCAAGGACGCCTTCAAGGAAGTCGGAGCGATCGCCACCACGGCCGGCATCAGCGTGGCCGAGCAGATGGCGGTGATCGGTACGCTGTCGAGCACCATGGAGGGCGGCGACGCCGGCGGGCGTTACAAGGCGTTTTTCGAGAACATCGGAGCTGCTGCAGAGAAAACCGGCCTGTCATTCACCGACGCCGCCGGCAACACGCTGCCGATGATCCAGATCCTGGACAAGCTGCAGGGCAAGTATGGCGACCTGACCACGGCGGCTGCCGGCACCAAGCTGACCGAGGCCTTCGGCGGGGAGGGTGCCCAGGTGATCGCGGCCCTGGCCAAGGACACCGACCGCCTGCGCAGCGGCATCAGCGAGCTGGGCAAGGTGCGCGGCCTGGAGAACGCCGAGAAGATGGCCAAGGCCATGGTCGACCCGTGGCAGCAGTTCACAGCCGCGGTGCAGGCGTTGCGCATCGCCTTCGGCCAGGCGCTGATTCCGATGCTTACGCCACTGATGGACCGGCTGGTCGGTATTGCGTCAACGCTGACCCGCTGGACGCAGCTATTCCCCAACATCACTCGCGTGCTGGGCATCACCGTACTGGCCGTGTTCGGCCTGGTCGCGGCGATGTCCGCCATGACCCTGGTGGTCGGCGTCAGCAAGATGGTCTGGCTGGCCCTGGTGACGGTTTGGAAGATCCTGACCTGGACCGGTTTCCGCTCGATCGCCATGTTCCTTTACCACACCGTCATGGTGACTGCGTTCGTGGTCGGCCTGGTCGCGATGTACTCCTGGATGGCTCTGGTGCGCACCGGTATGTTGCTGTGGCAGGGCGCGATCTGGCTGGTCAACGCCGCGATGCTCGCCAACCCCGTGCTGCTGATCGTCGCCGGCATCCTCGCCCTGGGCGTGGCTGTCGTGGCAGCGGTCGTGTACTGGGATCAATGGACGGCGGCGCTGATGAACACCGCCGCGTTCCAGTGGATCAGCGACAAGTTGGCCAGCCTTTCGAACTGGTTCGGCGCGATGGGCGGCTGGTCCGGCATTGCCAAGGCCGCGTGGGACAGCATCCTGGCGACCGTGAAGGGCGCAATCAACGGCCTGATCGAGATGGCCAACAAGATTCCCGGCGTCAACATCGAGACGACCTTTGGCGAATTGCCGGAACCACCCAAGGTGCCAGACGTGCCAGGCGCGGTGGTGACGCCCGGTCCGGAGTTGCCCGGCGTTACCAGTCCCCCAGTCGGCACCATTCCCGGGCCGACAGCTGCAGCTCAACCGATCGTGGCTCCGCGCGTCGAGGTGCTGCCTGGGCCGCCGGTGAGCCTCCCGCAACCCAACCTTCTGCCCTTCCAGCCGCTGCAGCTTCCAGTCCCGCAGATCCAGGAAGTCGGCCCGGTCAAGATGCCAGCGGCGTCTGTTGATCTGTTGCCCATGCCGGCCAAGACCGCACTGCCAGAGCGCGTCGAGAAGACCGTTCAGCTCCCAGCCCAGGCAGAGCAGGGCATTGAAGCCCGTAAGGCGGTCTCGGCGAATACCTCGATCAGCCCCACCAAACCCCAGGCCGTCCCGAAAGGAGGACTGATGCAAACGTTCCAGAACCAAATGAGCGCCGCAAGCCCGAACGGCCGGCCTCCAGTGCACGTCGAGAAGATCGATATTCACAATGCCAAGCCCATGACCCCGCTGGAAATGGAAAACATGCTGGCCATGTCGGTGGGTGGCTGATGAGCGAGTATGTGGATCTGCTGATCATGGACAACGACCTGGTGCTCGATCCTGCCCGTCAGCCGATGCTGGTCGACGACCGCGCTTCGATCGCTCAGGACATTGCGCACCTGATCCGCGAAAGCGGCCTGCTGATCACGCTGGTGGCCGAGCGCGATCGCCTGCGTCAGCGAGACTGCATTCAGCAGATGGAATTGCTGGTCGAGGATGACGAACGCCTGGTGCCCGGTACCGCGCAGATCGAGCAGATCCGCCCTGGTGTTTACCTGGTGATGGCCACGACCGTGAAGTTCGGTCCTCTGGAGATCACCCTATGACTGTGGATTTCAAAAAGGCGCTGAGTGATTCGGGCGTACCGACCACCGAGGCGCAGCTGAAGCAGGCGTGGGAAAAGCTGGCTGTTGAGCAGGGCAGCACGCTGAGCAACACCAGCGCATACAGTCCGTTCTGGCGAATCATCACCGCACTGGTCACCAAGCCTGTGCTTTGGCTGCTGGAGTTCGTCAGCGGCACCGTGCTGCCAAACTTCTTTGTGAAAACCGCGACCGGCCAGTGGCTGGATATGCTGGCCTGGGCGGTCAACGTCGAGCGCAAGTCAGCGACGGTGGCCGCTGGTGAACTGCTGTTCACGCGAGCCAACACCGGCGGCGAACTGGAAGTGCCGATCGGCACGGTGATCCAGTCACCAACCCTCAACGGTCATATTTATCAGCTGGCCACGACCGAGCCGCGCAGTTTCGAGGAAGGCCAGAGCCAACTGGTCGTACCGGTCAAGGCCGTGGGTGCGGGCAGTGGCTATAACCTCGCGCCTGGTTACTACGCCGTGCTGCCCCAGGCGGTGCCTGGCATCGTCCAGGTGGTCAATACCACCGATTGGCTGCAGACACCCGGTGCGGATGCCGAGCATGACGATCAGCTGCGCCTGCGCGTGCGCAACCAGTTCTCGGCGGTCAACCAGTGGCACACCGATGCGGTGTACCGGGCGATCATCACCGGCTTCCCTGGCGTGGCAGCGGACGGCGTGTATTTCGAGCACGGCGCGCCGCGTGGTCCGGGCAGCGCCAATGCCTTTGTGCTGTTCGACGCCGGCGTGCCGGCCGACACCTTTCTTGAACAGATCAATACGCATATCCGCGACGGCGGCAACCATGGCCACGGCGACGATCTGCTGGCCATGGCCATGCCTGAAACCTTCCACGCAATCAGCGTTAACGTCTGGCCGGTGGCCAACCTTACCGCGCTGCAGTTGCAGACGCTGCAGACCGAAGTCGGGCTGTTCATTCGGGCTGCGTTTCGCGAAAGCACACAGAGTGACTATGCCCCTACGCGGACGTTTCCTCAGTCGCGCTTTAGCTTCAGTCGGCTAACAGAAGAGCTGCACGTCCAGTTTCCAAACATCAGTTCGTTGCGGTTCGCCAATGCCGACATCGTGTCCGCGTTGACCATCCCTCGGATCCAGAGTCTGGCGGTGGTGTTGCAATGATCAAGCTCAAATTGCCGTTCTGGCTGGAAGGCCCGGAGCTGACCACGCTGGTGGCCACCGCGCAGATCTGGTGGGAGCGGGCGACCGAGTGGCTGCGCTGGCCGTACCTGCAGTTCGATCCCGACACCTGCCACTTGTCCATTCTCGAACTGTGGGCATGGCAGCGGGACGTCACGCGCTTTGCCAACGAGCCGGAGAGCCTGTTCCGGCTGCGGGTCAAGTACGCCTTCATCAACTCTGTGGACGCCGGCAGCACTGCAGGGCTGAAACGGATCCTGGAGCGCCTGGGCGTCGGCTATGCCGAGATCCAGGAGCGTATGCCCGATCGGGACTGGGACGTGGTCCTGCTCACGCTGAGCGACTCGCAATTGTCCGAAAACCCCGACCTGCTGCGGGTGCTGATCCGTCAGTACGGCCGTACCTGCAGACGGTATGACTTTGTGACTATCACCCCCGTGCGGCTGGTGGTCGCCCTGGTTGACTTCAATGACGATCAGCAAACGCTGGTCGCCAGCCTTTAGGAGCCCTCATGGCTGCAAGCATTACCCTCGCCGGCGAAAAGCTGATTGCTCAGAAGCAAGCGGCGAACCTTCCCCTGACCGTCGCCCGGTTCATTCTGGCCAACGTGCCAGGCCTCAACGTGACCGGCCCGGTCGATCGCGCCGGCGTGAAGCCCGCGGCGGCGCAGATCATGTACACCGCAAACGTCACCCAGCAGGGTTACGTCAACCCGAACCAGGTCGTTTACAGCCTGCTGATGGGCACCGATATCGGTGACTTCGACTGGAACTGGATCGGACTGGAGACCAGTGACAACGTGCTGCTGTCGGTGGCTTACGTGCCGCTCCAGCAAAAGCGCAAGAACGTGCTGCCCGATCAGATCGGGAACAACGTGACCCGCAATTTTCTGGTGGTGTTCGACGGCGCGCAGCAGCTGACCAACATCAAGATCGATGCCAGCACCTGGCAGTTCGACTACACCGCGCGAATGAAGGGTATCGACGAGCGCGAGCGCCTGAGCAACCGTGACATGTTCGGTCGCGCCTGCTTTTTCGGTAGCGCGCTGCAACTGCAGAAGATCGGTGACGCCTATCAGGTCGCCCCCGGCACCGCGTACGTTGAAGGCGTGCGCTTGCAGCTAGGCGAAGCGCTGCCGGTGACCGTGCCGACTATTCCAAACAAGGCCTGGCTGGATGTCGTGCTGCAGCGCGAGTTGAACGACGTGGTCGCATCTTTCAAGGTCGTGTTCGGCCAGGAAGGGAAGGCCGACTACATCGATGGCGCATCGGCCCGTCACTACCTGGTGCCGCTGGCCGACATCAACGGCACCACCAACCTGGTCGACCTGCGTCCGATCGAGGCGATCGACCGCGAGCTGATCAAACACTTGGCGGCGCGTGTCGGGGACTATCCGGATCTGCGTGCGCGGGCCACGACCAAAGAAGACGTCGACCTCGGGAATATTCCCAATGCGATCAGCGATGACGTGAGCAGCAACAGCAGCGCCGTACTGGCCACTACCAGGATGGTCAGTGCGGTCCGTGCTGCGCTGGACAAAGTGATCGCGGCAATCATCGACGGCACCACCGTCGTTGGCAGAGCCGCTCGCTTGTCCACGGCGCGGGCATTTCGTTTCAAGGGCGCGGCGACAGGTAGCGCCAATTTTGACGGCGGGAACGATGTCGACATCGAGCTGACTTTGGCAGACAGCGGTGTGGTAGCTGGCTCGTTCACGAAAGTGGCCGTCAACGGTAAAGGTCTTGTCACTGGCGGCAGCAATCCTACAACGGCGGCCGGCTACGGTATCAGAGACGTGTACACGGCCACGCAGGTGGACAATATGGTAGGCGGGCGTGTCATAGCCGACGCGATTACCCATGCCGGTTTTGCCTCCGACAGCGTTGATTACCCGTATTTTCGTCGTTTGTCGGACCAAGGCGTTTACTACCTGCAGCCGCGAATTGGCTACACGACCCTGCAGCAGGGCGGAGGCATTGGCCAGAAAGCCAACAAGATCTATATCGGCTGGTCGGATGTCGGACTCAAAGCGACGGTGGACGGCGTAGATCTCGGCCGGATCTGGACCGAGTACAGCTTCAATCCGGACAGCAAGGCCAACAAGGCCAATTCGATCGCCGGTTACGGGATTCTCGACGCCTATACGACCAGCCAGATCAACACGCTGCTGAACCAACGAGTTGCGGCGGACGCGATTCAAACTGCTGGTTTTGCTGCCGACAACCCGGACCTTCCTTACTTCCGTCGAACCTCAACCGGCCTCGTCCACTATCTGCAGCCCCGCCTGGGCTTCACGCCTCCCCAGCAGGGCGGGGGTGCCAACCAGGCCGCTAACACGTTGCGGCTCGGTTGGTCGACCAAGGGTTCAGGCCTGCGCCTGCAGGTCGACACGCTGGACCAAGGACTGCTGTGGGGAGAGGCGAATTTCTATCGCCCAGAGGGGAGCAACTTCATTTCTGCTCAAGGTGGATCTTCATCCATCCAACTGCCTCCGGGCGGCACCTGGTGCTATTCATTCATGCATTTCGGCGCTGCCGGCAACGGCATTACCGGACGCAGCGGTCAGGCTCCTGGCGGGACAGTCATTCAGTTCACTGGTGGCGACACAACTTATGGATTTGCGTGGAGATTCGCAGCATGACTGAGCAAGCATTGGCACTGATTGAAGATACCCCGCAGCCTGTGGCTTGGGTGTTCTCAGATGTCGCCGTCAAAACTGACGGTACGTTCGTGGTGACGCTGGAAGGTAACCGGTGTCATGTGACACAGGACTACAACCCATCGTTGTACCAGGCGGTTCTCGACCACCTGGACGCCGGGGGAGAGTCATCGGAGTACGCCGAAGACATTCTCGTTGAAGCCGACCCGCTGCTTCTGGGCAGGCTGTGGGTTGAGGCCAGCCTCAAAGATTCCGAACCACTCGTTTCCGAGTACCGTGATGCGCGGGATCTGGGCACCGCGCTGCCCATCACGGCCACGCAGTTCAGCGAATTGTTGACCTGGCGTCAGGTGGTTCGCGAGTGGCCGCAGGTTGCAGGCTACCCCGACGCGGCTACCCGGCCTGCCGTTCCGGCCTGGATTCAGAAGGTGCTCAGCAATGGCAATTGACTGGGCACCGGTCAGGCTGCGCTGGCCGGAGCAAGCCACGCAGTGGATGAGCCAGATGGGATCTGCTCGCGACCTCATACAGACCGAGATGGCCAGCACAGGTGAGCGCGTATCAAAACTGGCCGACATCGCCACGACCAGCCCTGGCCAGATCGCCGGAGTTGCAGGCGCGGCCATCAGCGCAGGGCGCAGCGCGCTTACCCAGCAATTCGAGAACGTGCCTTCCTGCATTGTGGTGACGCCGTTCCAGCACGGTATCGGCCAGGGAAGCGGTGGCCATCAGCGCTTCCTGTCCGCGCCCAACCTGCTGCAGCTGCTCGCCGACAAATTGACCGATACCACCGACGCGGTACGGCCGCAGGGCCAGCAGAGCGCGTTGGTGGTCATGTTCCTGGCAACACGGTTGGACCAGCTTGCAACAACGCTGGGCCGGTTCAACGCGGTGCTGCCGATGCCTGACCTTGTCAAAGCCGAACGGCGTGCAGAACACCTGGCCCGCCTGGAAGTTGAAAAGTGGGTGATGCCCAGCGCGGGACAAATGCCGCTATGGGGCCAGTTGCCCCTGCAGCGTTGCCCGATCACCAAGCTGGCCAGCCAGTCCATGGCAGGTCAACTGGCTGTGCTGGAGGGCTACGCCGCAGACAGCTCGCCGATGGCTGACCTTGCAGATCTGCAGGCGCGCAAAAAGGCTCAGGCTCAGGAGCGTGACCAGCAATTGGCCGACCTGAAAGCCCAATTCACCAACAGCGCAGACGACGTATCGATTCAGTCGCGTGCGCTTGGGCCAGGTGACGCTGGCCAGCTGCGGCGCGAATTGCTCAGTGGCGAGTCACCGGGTCATGAGTGGCCGCTGTGTGCCGGCGCGCTTCTGGTCGGATCCGCCGAGGGCCTGAGTTTCGTTCGCGAGTTGGTGGGCCTATGACGTTATTGCTAAACGGTGAACAGATCATCGGCAACCGCATGAAGCTGACGGCCAACTTGCGGATCGAGGCGGACGAGCTGGGCGGCCAAACCTCCGGTACCGAAAAATCGCACAAGGGTTTCAAGCCCAAAACACTGACCGTCGCGCTCACGGTCCCTTACAAGGGGCTGGAGAATCTGCGCACCATCATGCGCCTGGCTGAGGCCACCGAAGCGGGCGGACAACTGCGCACCTATCGCATCGTCAATGATACGGCCAAGGCGTTCGGCATTCGCCAAGTGACGTTCTCTGACGGTGTGAGCGCCCGCGAGGACGATTCACTGGCGCAATGGATCATTCAGTTCACCCTGAGCGAAAAGTTATCGAATCCGGAAAAGGTGGAGAACCGCCGGGCCAGCAACAGCGTGACCTCGCAATCCGCCCCGGGAGACGGGGTATCGGGCAGCGGGGGATCAGATACGTCAGGTTCGCCTGCAGAACTCACCGGCTTTGAAGCCGTGCTGAAGAAGGTGGACACCTACCTGGGCGGCACGGCATGAGCATGAAGTTGCACAAGGTGCTGACGATCGGCGGGGAAGTGCTCCAGCTGGTGAACGACGACGTCCGCCTCGATCTTAGAAGCCCAGGCCGAGCGACGTTCACAATCCGCGCCGGCGCAACCGTGAAAGGGTTGGTGACGCTCGATATCGGCTACAACGAAGCGGCGCTGCAGCGGCACTTCATTGGCTACGTGGAGCGGTGCACAGCCACCAACGGGATCGAGCAGGTAGTGCTGTGTCGAGAATTAGCTGCGGTGCTCGCCAATCCGTTGCCGCTGAACCTGCGTCATGCAGATCTGCGCTCAGTGCTGGCCGAGATCAGCACCAAGACGGGGCTGCGCTTCCGGGTGCCTGATCAGGCTTACACCCGCATCAAAACGCCGTTTTTCTACAACCTCGCGGCCGGCTATCAAGCCCTGGACAGCGTTGCGCGCGTGTTCGGAATAAAGGACTGCATCTGGCAGCAGCAGGGCGACGGCGAAATCTACGTCGGCACATGGGCGGACAGCTTCTACGGTGCCCGATCGCCGCTGCAGCTTCCGGTCAACCTGTTTGACGGGTACCAGGGAAACCAGAGCGCGATGATCGCCGCCTTACCGGGCTTGCGACCAGGCGTATCAATCAACCAGGGCGAGCGCATCACCAATGTGACGCTGGCTGGCACACAGATGGCTATCAAATGGACGACGCAATCAAGCGCAGCGTAGAGCGCCAGTTTCCCGAACTCACCGGCGGATATCACCTGCCACGCTTCGCCCGCGTGGTTGCGGTCGCCGACGCGCCGGCCAGCGCCGGTCTCTGTGACGACTTCCGCCCTCGCTACGCCGTCGACGTCGAAGTGCTGACTTCTGACGGCGAGGCTGATCCGGATCTGCCTGTGCTGACCGGCGTGCCGCTGCCGCTGGCAAACGGTGGCCAGGAGATGGGCATGTACGGATTCCCGGAAGAGGGCACGCAGGTCGTGGTCTGTTTTGCCTATGGTTTGCCGCACAAGCCCTACATCCAGACGATCCTGCCCCACGGGCTGACTTTGCCGAGGGTGCCCAAGGGCGACCAGATCTGGCAGCACAGCGAAGCGGTGCAACAGCGCGTCGACGCGGACGGCAACTGGACGCGCCAGACCGATGGCAAGATCCGTGACCAGGCGATCGAGCGGGAGGTGGAAGCGATGGCCAATACCGAGAGCTTCCAGAGCCACACCAGGACCGTGGACGACCATTCGACCGAATCGGTAGGAGGCGTGAAAAAGATCGAGGCGCTGGGCGCGCTCAAGCTGCTGTCAGGTGGATCCGCGAGCCTGGCAGCGGTCGACGACCTCCACCAGGCGACTGGCCGAGATCTGAACCTGGTGGTCGGGCAGAAGCACAACGCAACGGTCGGCGGCGATATGCAAGAGCGCATAGAAGGGCTGCGTCAGAGCCTTGTCCAGGAGAGCCAGCGCTTCCAGGCACCCAAAAGCTGGGTAGGGTCCGAAAGCGTCAACATCTTCCAGATCTTGTGCGACACGCTGGATTTACTGCAGCAAATGAATGGCCAGATCGCTGGGCACGTGCACGGGTCATCCCCTGTACCAAGCAACGCTGCGGCTTTCACCTCAGGGGGGGCAACTGCAGCGCAGCTGCTTGCCAAACTCAAGTCTGTAACCCTATAGGAACGGCAGGGCCAGAGCGTTCCGGCTCACACAGTGACCGCTCCAACGCTGCC